ACAGGTCGTCAGCTGCAGGATTGGTTACAATGTTTCCACAGTGAATCGTGGAGACTGTTTTCCGATCTACCTATAAAGGAACGCCGTGAGGCGTGCTTTCGTAGGATGCTCCGTCTCGTCACAACTGTGGCAGACGGGTCGCGATTCTCAACTGTTCGTAAGAACAATGAGATCGATCGACCTATAGAGCTACAGCGTTTGCTCAACATGCTGGTACAGCGAAGGATTGGTCTTGGCCTCCGGGAGTCAATTCAACGATATTTCGGAATCGATCTGCGTACCTTGGCTAATCACCACAGGAAGCGCATTCGCGACGAGTTTCACTCAATCGCAACGATCGATCTTAAAAACGCTAGCGATAGCGTTTGGCTTTGGCTGACAGGCTTTATGGTCAGTTCGGAGGTGTTCCAGCTGATTACTGGGTCGAGGTCGTACGAAGTTCTGTACGAAACCGAGTCCGTCACCCCGCTCAAAACGTCGAGCATGGGGAACGGCTTCACCTTTGAACTAATGAGTCTGATCCTCCTTTGCATTGCGCGTGTTCACGACCAGGGCGCCACGGTCTTCGGCGATGATATCATCATCGACTGGACCAAGGCTCACTCGTTGATACGAGACCTGAAGGGAGTAGGCCTACAAGTGAACGAGAATAAAACGTTCATTCACGGCGACTTCCGCGAATCTTGCGGGGGTAACTACCATTGGAAAGAGGGGTACGTCGAGTCATACGATTTCGAGTATCCTCTCACCCTATCTGCCTGCGCCACATGCGTAAGCAAGGTACGGCTCCTGTCCCTAAAGTACAATTCCTTTAAGGTTTTGTACGATGTGTTGCACAAAGCGGTCCCGAGGTCCTTGCGTGGGACGGATTCAATATCCCACGTACCAGTCCTACCCGGCGAACCGGTCGAAACTGGTGTTCCGCAGTGGTTTTCCACAGGCGGGGTACTACAACGGCCGGTTGATCGTTATGTATTGCGGTATTGTCAGCTCCTTCAACTTGACCCGCGGGGCGTGAAGTATTTCACCTCGTGGGTCTGGGAGAGTAAGTTGGCCACCAAAACAACGACGTGTCTTCAGAACTCTCGCCACTGGGCTAAGGTACTTATGTACCAGCTCAGTGGACGATCTGTCGATGATGCCATGGTTCGGGTGGGGAAGTGGAGGAAGGTGTGTCTCATAGAGGTCGACGGCAGGGTAGTGCAACTGTCGTCTGTCCGTAAGACTGTACAAGTCGAGCTCATACAATCTTCCATGATCAACACGTGACGTCGTGAGACGTTCGTGAAGCCCAAAACACCGGGGGGTGATTAAC